ATTGAAACTCCTGGAGAAACTAGTGCCATGGTTATTGTCCTTTATAATACATGTTAAAGTTATTTATCGTCAAGGTCATAATTTTGTCTGGTTACAGGTGCCTTTGGAAAGGTTTGTGCATTTTTTATGTCATAAATACAGGATATGAAACGTGATATATGTTCTTATTGCCAGATTAATCTTGTTGCGGTTAACTATAAACGCGATGGGAAAACCTACTATCGTAGCAGATGTAGCGGTTGTATAAGGAAAAATAAAAAGCTAAAACCTCAACCACCAGCCTGGGTTAGAAGTGGGTATAAGAAAACAGCAAAATGCGAAATTTGCCAGTTTCAAGCAAAAATTCCGGCCAAACAGTTATTTGTTTACCACGTCGATGGTAACCTTAAAAACAACAATTGGCACAATCTTAAAACAGTATGTGCCAATTGTAGAGTTGAATTGATTGGAAAAGTCAGCTGGAAACCAGCGTCTATTGTACCAGATTTTTAATCTGATCGCATAGGTGATCAATAGTTCCGTTGTTGTCAATTTCAGCATCAAATTCAGCGCCGATCCATCCCCACTCGCTGGCATGTACATTAGGGTATTGGTATTTCATACCAATTTGTTTTCTTTCTTTATCGGCCTGGCTATATTTGCCATTGCTTTTGTTGTCTAGAAGTGCGGTAGTATACCAGTCAGGTAATTCGCCACGTTGTACCCAGATAACTTTACCACCGGCATTTTTAATTGATGCTATTTCATTGGGAAATCGACAATCACTAATGATCACATTGTCCTGTGTATTGCGTAGTTTATTTTCTAAACTGGCAATCCAAATATCATTGTGGAAAGCTCGGCGGCAAACTTCAGTACCCCATTGCTGTAATACCCAACGTGGTGTTAAATCTGGAATTCCCAATCGTGCGGACCACCATGGATCTACTTGCTCACGCCACTCGCGAGCACTTTTTGTACGTCCTTCGAGCAGTTCGCGGTCCCAAGCAAATACTGCCGCCACAGCATCTTTAAGTGTAGACGCAAAACTATCACGTTTAAATCCGTGATAATTAACCAAATAGTCAGCAATGGTATCTTTGCCTGACCCAATAAATCCACATACTCCAATGATCATAAAAAATGCTCCTGATTATAGGAGCATTATTACATACTTTGTAGCGGTTGTCAACTGTTTTAAATCAGCCCATTAACCAGGTAAGTGGTTGACTTCCGTCCACATACATTTTTAGATCTTCTTCTAATTTTTCCATTTCGGTAAGTGCTTCTTGCTTGAGTGCGTCTCCGTTTAGGGTTGTTCCGCCCTGTGGTCCGGCGATTTGGCCAAACTTGCTACGTGCTTCGCCCAGGATACGTTTGCAGAAACTGTAGGCATACTCTTGGATCCACGGAAAAGCGTAGGTATCATTGAAGATCATTTGATCCGGTTTGTCATTGAATATCCATAACAATACCGATTCTTGTTGCTCTAAATCTGGGTTTGCACCTTGCCAGGGCATTTTACGAGCAATTACCAATCTCTTGGTAACCGGATTAAATGTAAAATTAATATGACCGCCAAACATGGTCATTGCCAATTTTTGGTAATCAACAAATAACTCATAGTTGGTCAGGCCACCAACACGTCCTGCCACCAACATATAGGTGTTCAGGTAACCCGAACTGAATGGCTCAAATTGACTGGCAGTGGTACCTGTCACTGAGCCAATACCGCGACGGAAAATTTGTCGGATGCCACGGATTTCTTTTGGTAGTATATATTCCTGTGTTTCTGGAAGTAGTGTTAAATGACAATAGCTTTCTTCTGTGGCGTTTTGTGCTTTTTGACGGTATTTGATCAGGGCTTGATTGATACCCATTTCGTAGTGTTCTTTTTCTAATTCAACATCTACAATGCCATCGCCTAGACGCATACGGATATAATCAACAATGCTGGCTCGCATACTATCGGTAGTGTTACCGATATCCCAATTTGGGTCTGCTACACCAGGGAAAGTAATTGTAGGATTACCAGGGAAAGCGATCTCGCCAGATCCCGATCCGGTGTTGGCATCAAACAAGTTGCCTGTAATTACATTGTTTTTGGCATCAAACCCAGTTTGTTGTTCTACTGGATTATCGTTGGGTGTCAGACCTGTTGTCATTTATTACTCCGTTTACTATATTTATTACCGACAACGGAGTAAATGGATTATTGCACCCGGAGTAAAATGACGTCTGCGTTGATGCGGCCATTGAGTTTGGTTTCAGTCGCCTTGATATCTTCTAAAAACTTGCGTAACTGTATCTTGGTAGCCTTGGCAAACTCCTTGAGCTTTTCGTCGGGTTTACGGAGTGTTTTTGACGTGGATTTGTGCTCATCGTAGCCGATAATGCCTGTTCCTTTGACGTTTAAGGGACCTTTTAATGTGTCAGCTACATACTTGCCCAGCTTGCGTGTTTTGGTATTATAAACCCATAGCTCTTGGGCACCAATGATGTCAGCTGGCGGAATACTTACTAAACGCAGGACCTTGTCCTCTCGGGCATATTTGAGCTTGCTGACTACTTTTTCTTTGCTTACAGATTTAGGTGCTCGTATTTTCTTGGTGGCTTTCTTCAGGCCACGATATTGGATAATGTCGTTTAGGATTTGATCAATAAAGGCAAAGATACGTTTGTAGTCGGTAGTTTTATAATGACCGTAACCTTCTTGCAGTTGCTCGTCGGCACGCTCGAATGCTAATTTAAGTTCATCAAAACGGCTTTGGTAAACTGCTTCGTATTTTCCAAGTTGACTTTGGGGGACATTGTTAGCCACAAAATAATCATAAGGCTTAAAGCTATACCCAGGGTTTTTAATAAATTCATCGTAGTGTCCTTCTAATTCTCCAATTGTTTCAGCGGTTTTTTCGTTTAGGCGATCCTGGATTGTTGGTGCCAGGGCCTTGGGCTTTTCTTCTACTACAACAACTTCTACTATTTCTTCATCAGATCGAGTGGCAATACTTTTGAGTATGTCTGCATCAATGTACTCGAGATGACGTTCTTGTAAGGGCATGCCTTGACGATGCGCCATGATTAATCCGCAAGTGGTCATTGTGACTGATCTGTCGCCGGCACGTTCAAACGCCCGAATCTCATCGGCATCAAAGTCCTTGACCTGCTTCATCCACTCGACCACATGCTTTTTCAAATCTTTCTGCGTAAAAAAGTAGTTGTAGTAGTTCAAGCTCTTACGCATATGATGGTCAAACTGTTCAAACGGCATTTCACGGGCACGTTCGGTGTCCCACACCGGCTCTTGTCCTGTGTATTTTTCGTCGCCAAACAAGGGATTACGTGTTGCACGAATCTTTGCTTTGGTTGCTTTACCGTTGATTTTAATATTAGCCATTGCGTTCTCTCACTAAAGGTTTATAAGCATACTTGTTGCCACGTGCATCATAAAGTGCATGATGCTGTTGATGACCAAAGGCGTCAACCTCGGCCCAGTAATAATCTATTGCCTGCTGATCCAAGTCGCCCCAGATATTCAATCCCTGGATGTTGCTGAATACCTCTGGTTCGGGTAGCAATGATAACATCTTTGTCATCAAATGCCAATCTGTACCGTAATCAAAACAAACAGTGACCACATTGTCGCCATAAAACTTTAACCAGTTATTCAGTTTCATGGCAATACCATAGTAATTATCTACTATGCGTTTTGGATACTGTCCCAGCATCGGAATAACTGTGTCTCGAACAAATCCACTACAACATTCTTGTCTGTACTGTACGCTTTCTGCATAGAATTCCCTGCCATCTTCGGCCACTAATCCAATTGAGATTAAATCACACTCAGATTCAGGAAAGTCTGTAAACTCAGTATCCAAAAATATCAACATACAGTATTATACATTAATTATTATTGGGTGTCAATAATGTAGCAAAAGTTATATATTGATCCATTATGTCTAAACGAGTTTCTAAGTCTTGTTCCAACTCTCTGTAGCGTACTGTGGGTTTATTTAATCTACGGCATTCTACCATTTCTCTATCCAACTCATCCCATATGGCTCTTGCTGGGCGCCATAAGCGTCGCATATCCGCCCGCATACCCGGGGGTATTTCTATTATTTGGAAAAATATAGTGTCCAAACGGTGTTTTAGGGTTAGATTTGCATCCATACTACTATTATATATTAAAACGATTTATGGGTCAACCCACGATAAATACTGTACTAACAGGATTTAGAATGTCAAGATTATCGCTTTGGAAAGACGGAAAACATACAAACGATTTTAAGTTTTTTGATCGTAGAATGTCGGAAATGTTTACCATTGGCGGAACTGGTGTGCTGTTAAACAAATACCTTGGAGTAAATCCACAAGGATTATTTTTATCAACAAGTTCTGCACAATCAACACCAGACATACAATTAGAATTTAGTAACACCACCGGTGTACAAACAGGTATGTTTGTTTACGGCACAGGTATTCCCACTGGTGCGGTTGTTACACAACTTACATCAACCACAGTTACACTGAATTTATCAACCACTTCTGCTGTTGGGTCTGGTGTAAAAATTGGATTCAGTACTGATGCTACTAAACCTGCTTATGCCAATCAAAGTGAATTAAACATACAAGACCTATTGTGGACAGAAAATCGAGATCGCAAATACGATACAACAGTTTACAAAATGCGTGGTATTTATCAGCGTGCCGATCAAGATTTTGACCTAAGCCAATTTGGCCTGTTCCTACAGACAGGTACTATCTTTATGGTGTTCCACTTGCGTGACATGGTTGACCAAATTGGTCGTAAACTCATGGCCGGAGACGTGCTGGAATTTCAACACCTAAAAGACTATGACGGATTAAATCCCGATCTTCCCACAGCACTAAAACGTTACTATGTGGTTGGTGATGCCAGTTTTGCCGCTGAGGGTTTTAGTCCAACTTGGTGGCCACATTTATGGCGTGTTAAACTTAATCCATTGGTAGATAGCCAAGAGTACAAAGACATACTCAATAACATCAAAGCCGGAGATTCGAGCGATACTCCGGTTGGTCAAGTTTTAAGCACCTATGATAAATTTTTAAATCTCAATGAAAGTGTTGTAGCCCAGGCCGAATTTGATGTTCCGCTCAGTGGGTATGATACTAAAGCGTTTTATAATGTTCCGACCACCACTGGAAATACCGCAGCAGTAGGTGATCAAATCACTGCTGATTCTAATATTATCACTGCTGATCAAATTGACCCTACCGCAGACACAGGCGTTTCAAGCCCATACAAAAAAACCGAAGGTTATTTAACCGGCGACGGTTATGCACCAAATCGTTTGACCACCGGTGCTGGAATCAGCTTTCCAACCGATCCAGCCGAAGGAGATTTTTATTTACGCTTAGACTATTTGCCAAATCGTTTATTTAGATTTGATGGTGCATTCTGGCGTAAAGTTGAAGATAGTGTGCGTACCAATATTACCCCAGGTGCTCCAAATAATAAGACCGTACGCAATAGTTATGTAAATAACACTAATACATATACCGATGCTGCGGGCACCGTTCATAACGAACGTCAAGCACTGAGCAAGGCACTGACACCGAAAGCAGATAATTAATGGCCGTTCAATTCAGCTACGATGGACAGATTCGTAAATTTGTCTTACAATTTATTCGCATGTTATCTAATTTCCAAGTTCAGTTTGGAGCAGATAGTCACGGCAACACCACTTTGCAAACTGTACCCATTTACTACGGAGATCAAAGTCGTCAGGCAGCAATGATTCTTAAAAATAACAGCGAAAACATGCTCAGTGCCGTTCCTGCCATGGCCACATATATTTCCAGTTTAACCTATGATAGAGACCGTGTACTGAATCCCAATTACGAAGGTAGTATACGTGTTAGAGAACAAATATACGATCCAATAGCCCAGGCCTACACAGGAACACAAGATGGTCTGTATACTGTTGAACGTTTGATGCCGGCACCGTATCGACTGACCATGAAAGTTGATATTTGGACCAGTAATACCGAACAAAAACATCAGCTGTTTGAACAGATTGCACCCTTGTTTAATCCAGCAATAGAAATACAGAGTAGCGACAACTATGTTGATTGGGGCAGTTTAACCGCTGTATTCTTGACCGATGTATCTTATACAAATCGTTCAGTTCCCATGATGGGCGACGATACCACTATAGATATCATGTCCTTGACATTTGAAATGCCTATCTGGGTCAGCTTGCCTGCCAAAGTCAAAAAAGGTGGGGTTGTTGCAGAAATTATTGCCAGCATATATTCTCCGGAGGGCGGACTCAGCGATGATGTAACAACAGCTTTGCAAGGTTTAGTCAGTCAACAACGATTTACTCCATTGAATTACGAAATATTATACATGGGTAATACGCTGACTTTATACCAGGCTGGCGGTAAAGAGGAAAATAGTGGTGTGTACGGAACCCCAGTTCATTGGAACAGTTTGATAAATCTGTATGGACAACTAACCAATGGTATTAGTCAGGTTCGATTGAGATTTGAGCACACCGATGGCCCACACGAAATAGTCGGTACTGTGGCATTTGATCCAACTGATCCTACCAGTTTATTGTTTACTCCGGTGCCAGCTACATTACCAGCAAATACTTTAACTCCTGTTAATGCCATTATTGATCCAATGTCAGTCACTGTTGACAGTAATATTTTAACTCCAGCTACCGGAACACGTTACCTGATATTAAATCCCATTGGCAATGCCAATACCGGATCTGCTGCAGCGTGGGCAGGAGAATTGGGTACTAACCTAATCGCCCAAACAAACGATATCATACAATGGACTGGTAGTTACTGGACTGTGGCTTTTGAAAGCCAAACAACGCCAGCAGTACAATACATAACCAATTTGACCACTGGAGTACAGTATCAATGGACCGGCGAATCCTGGGTTAAAAGTTATGAAGGTTTTTACTCTTCGGGATTCTGGAGCCTGGTACTATAATGTCAGACAAACACACAGAAGGTTGCGGCGCATTGGTTTACGCCAAAAAAACCAGTCGATATCTTTTCTTATTGCGTAATAAACATCGTCAACAAGGATACTGGGGCATTCCTGGTGGCAGGATAGAGTCTGGGGAAACTGTAATACAAGGATTGGTAAGAGAAATACAAGAAGAAATTGGTGTTGACTATGCCAAGAAAAAATTTATCCCTTTAGAAACTTTTACATCTGACAATAATAAATTTGTTTATTATACGTTTTTAGTAACAGTTGAGGATGAATTTGTTCCTGCTTTAAATGCCGAACATCGAGGATATTGTTGGGTGGAAATGCAAGACCACCCAACTCCATTACATCCAGGATTATGGCGCAGTTTTAATTTTGATATCGTTAAGAAAAAAATTAAAACTTTAGAATCAATATTAAATTAGCCCAAATCGGCTTCTAATGTAAATTGTCTAAAATTGACCTGGCGTACATTCAAAAACTGACTTAGATCGTCGTGCATCCAGTGTCCTTCTGTTGGTACTACACGAACAAACTCTACATCACTGTAAGTTTTAATTACTTGTGTCAAGGTCATTACAAAGAATGTGCCACAATCTGTATCTGTACTTTTTGGATAGCCCGGGGTATCTATATAGATATTATTTACAGGCTCAACCTCTTGATAGTGATCGTATCCTAATAGAAACACTTTTTTGTGTCCATCAAAACAGGCCAGGTAAGCAGCTAAAGATCCTGCATCATATTGTAAATTTTGTGGAACTAAATAAAATTTGCCTGGGTATTTTAATACAGAATCGGCTGTAGTATAAACAATGTTATCTTTGCAATATCCAGAATTTGCGATTTCTTTAACAATGTCATCGCCGGTGGCAACCAAGAAATCTGGTTTAAAATCTCTATACAATGCGTTACAGCCATAGCTTTGTAATTTGTTAACTCCTAATACACCAGCTTTGTGGTTTGCTATATGGCGTAATTCAAAATTTTCTCTACTTTTTCCATTACCAATTGCTATTGCTTGATTAGTCAAGAAATTATTAGTAACCTTGTTAGGTACTGATTCTGTTACAGGATTCCATTCACCATTGTGCAATGTCAATGTTGAAATGACGTTTTCTCCAGCATAATTACTGCGATAGATTTTTTTTAATGTTTGCATTTACGATCTTCCCACGACCAGTTATACGGTCTCTATTGTATTAGTATTTATGCAAATTGGGCAGGAATTGGGATTCTAACCAGTTTTACTGTGTAATTTGTATTGTTTTTATATGTCATGTACCGACACTACTATACACTAACTGGTGTTACGGTCACTATGACCGACGGCGATGCTGGGCAAGGAAATGGCGTGGTCTGTGCTGCTGTGGCGACCAACTGGGCCTGACTACTATTGGAAATAGCCCAATACAGTTCAACATAGTCATTTATGCCCAGGGCCACAATGTAATCACCAACAACCTGTGTAATTTTATTGTTGGTACCGGTCGTGCTGATCTGGCTGTAGGGGACATCGCTGCCATTTTTCCTCAACCAGAAGTACAGCACAGGTGAGCCGCTTGATACGGATGTACCTACGTTATACTCTATTCGATAATCGTCTGCCTTGCTGACTATAATTTGGCTGTTGCTAACACCGGTACCCAAGCGTACACCCGAGTTGGATATGGTTGTGTTAAGTAAGATTGGGCGGGCCGTGTTATCTGCGGTAGCGGTAATTGTGGATACATTGGCAAACTGTCCGTAGGTACTGGGGACTGTATTAATCTTGCCTGTGACTGTGAGGTTGCCAACGATATGTACGTTGCCGGCTGCCAGCAAGTCTTGATCAAAGTTGGTTGTGCGATAAACAACAAGATTACCACTGTCTCCACTGACGTTGCCAACAGTGATATCCACTGTTGGATTTAAAGAAAGTAAAGCGTTGTTGTTAAGATACAGATTACCGTTGGTCAGACCCGATACCCCAGACACGTACAGGACATTACTGGTAACTGTGAGTGCAGCGTTTTGTCCTGTGACAGTATCTTGGATGTATAAGGAACCCGGACCAACATAGACGTTGGCCCATTTTGAACTTGGAGTACCCAAAGAATATGTGTTGGTTACGGTGGGAACAATATTGCCAGTCAGTGCTATGTTACCAACTACCGTGTGTGGACCAGTGGTGATTGGTGCGTGGCTTGTCACCCAAACGTTGGTATCTGTGGTGCCTGTATTGCTTGTAAATGCAGTCGCGAATGTGTTACCAGCTTCGGACCAGTATAGTGCCACATTTGAAACCAGGCCATTGGCTCGATTAAATATAAACCCCACGTCTACATCAGGATCGGTTGCACCTTGATGTAGTGTGGTCAATGGATCTTTAAAATGCTCTACTCTTGTATCAAGGTCCCAAATAGTTGGTCTGGTTAATGCCATGTATAATCCTGTTGTGTTATACTATATTTATCGCCAAACAAAAAGGGCACCGTAGTGCCCTTTTTTGCCTAAACGTTGATGTTTATACGCGGCCGACTACAATCTCAATCTGACCTTTGGATGTGGCTGGGAAGTCCGATAAGGCCTTACCAATCACCTGACCTACGCCAGCATTGTTGTTTGCTTTT